GGTAGATTCGCGGCCCTCCCTATATCTAGGTATTACGATTTGATCGCCACGGTAGCTCGTAATGAGCTTAAACCTTGCCTATTCGATCTAATACAGGTTCTAATATATCGTTCATGGTCTATAACTTTTACTAATACCGCGTGTCATGAAAGCCGCGCGAGGCCTATGAGGGGAAATCAAAAGGAATTGAGCGATGGCACTGGTTTCAATGTCGGAATACGCCAGGCTTAGGGGCGTATCTGAAGGCACGGTAAGGCGCGCAGTTAAGCTTAAAATTTTGATTAAGTCGGTGCAGAGGAGCGTCCCGCCAGGTGGAAAGCGCGCATTCGTCATCATCGACTCTGATTTGGCGGACCTCGAGTGGCCGCCATGCGGCCAGGAGATGGACCTCAAGCTGCTTAAGGAATCCGAGAATGCTCCGGACGCCGAGCCGGATCTAGAATCCGATGAGCCAGACGATTCATTGGAAAATTCAGATGATATCCTGACTAAGAAGGTTGAAACCCGTCAGAATTACGCGGAATCGCGCGCCTCGCGCGAGGCATATGCGGCAAAGCTCGCCCAGCTGAGTTTTGAGGAGAAGTCAGGAAAGCTCGTCGATGCCGATGAGGTCAAACGGGAGGCCTTCAAAATCGGCCGCCAAATCCGCGATACTTTGATGAGCATTCCCGATCGCGTGGCGGCGGAATTTGCCGCTGAAACTAATCAGTTTAAGATACATACAAGGCTTATCGAGGAGATCAGAAAGGCGCTTTCATCACTGAAGGACGATGCGCCATGAGTCGGAGCCGCGGGAATTTCCAAAAAATAAACCATCGCCAGCAGTCTGAAATTAATCGCAGAATGGAATGGCGCTCCTGCAAATCAAAAACTGCATTTAGCGAGTTTGACGCCAAAGCAAAGGCCAGAGAATTCGGCCAGCGCGCATATCTCTGCGGCCTTTGCCACAGGTGGCATTTGACTAAGGAAAAATATGAACGCCGCTGAGACTTACCGCTTGTCTATGATCGACGGGCTCCAGCCGGATCCAGACTTGTCGGTTTCGCAGTGGTCAAACGCTCATCGCATATTAAGCCAAAAGGCATCGGCAGAGGCTGGGCCGTATCGCATTGAGCGGACGCCATATTTAATGGAAATCGCCGAATGCCTTTCTCCGCGCTCGCCGGTTCAGCGCGTGGTTTTCATGAAGTCGGCCCAGGTCGGCGCCTCTGAACTAGGGTTCAATTGGATCGGTTTTATTATTCATGCCTGCCCTGGCCCTGTCATGATGGTTCAGCCGACCACAGAGCTCGCCGAGAAAATATCAAAGCAGCGCGTGGCGCCGATGATCGACGAAACCCTTGTTTTGCGAGAGCTCATTAACGGCAAATCAAGGGACGCTGACTCGACGATTTTGATCAAGGAATTTCGCGGCGGCATTCTCTGCATCACTGGCGCTAATTCTCCCGTGGGGCTCCGGTCGATGCCTGTCAGATTTTTGTTTTGCGATGAGGTCGACGCATATCCGGCCGACTGCGGCGGCGAGGGCGATCCCGTTTCACTGGCGGAGAAGCGCACGCAAACGTATTCGGTAAGAAAAAAAATATTTTTGAATTCGACTCCTAAAATTAAGGACGCATCGCGCATTGAGGCGGAATATCTGGCCTCAGATCAGCGGCGCTATTTCGTTCCATGCCCGCACTGCGGGACCATGCAATATTTAAGATGGGCGCAAATGAGCTGGGAGGCCGACCGTCCAGATACTGCAAAATATAAATGCGAGCATTGCGGCGAGCTCATTGAGGAGCGTTTTAAAACTGAAATGCTGAATCATGGCGAGTGGCGCGCGACCGCTGAGGGCGATTCGCGCACGGTCGGGTTTCATATCTCTGCGCTCTATTCTCCGATCGGATGGAAGTCCTGGCCGGAGGTCGTTCATGAATTCCTTAAGGCCAAAGGCTATGCGCCACTTCTTAAAACCTGGGTGAATACGGTTCTCGGCGAAACGTGGGAGGAGGAGTATTCCGTCAAAATGGGAGTTGAGGAGCTCGAGAAGCGCGCCGAGGATTATGAGGTCGGCACTGCGCCAGATGGCGTCCTGATCGCCGTCGCAGGAATTGACGTTCAGGATAATCGATTCGCGATAACTATTTATGGATATGGACGAGATGAGCAGTCCTGGGTGATTTCGCATCAGGAGATTTTTGGCGATCCGTCGCGGCCAGAGATTTGGAAGCAGGTCGAGGATTTGCTTCTGGTCCCGATCCCTCGCGCCATGGGCTCCGCGATCAAGGTGCGCGCAGCAGCTTTCGATTCTGGCGGCCATTTTACGCATGAGGTTTATCAATTCACTAGGCTCCATAGGCGCCGCGGCTGGATCGCGATCAAGGGATCAAATCAACGGTCACAGCCAGCGATCTCGCGGCCCAGAAAGGTCGACGTTAATTTTAAAGGGCAGGCCATGAAGCGAGGCGCGGAGCTCTATCACGTCGGAACAGATACGATCAAATCGGTGATCTATGGTCGGCTGAAGCATAATGATCCTGGTCCTGGATATATTCATTTCAGTCAGGACCTAAAACCAGAATTTTATGAGCAGCTGACGGCCGAGAAGCAGGTCACGAAATACGTGCGCGGGTTCGGAGTTAAGGAATGGATCAAAAAGGCTGGCCAGCGGAATGAGGCGCTCGACTGCGCGGTCTATGCTTACGCGGCGCTTCAGTACGTAATGACGCAATATAATCGAAAAACCTTTTGGGACCAGATGGAAAAATCGCTTGTGAATAAGCCCGCATTAGCGTCAGATAATGAAAGGGAAGCCGAAAATAAGGCGCCCCAGCCATTACGTTCGCGCAGGCGAAAGGGTTTCATCGGCTCATATTAGAGGGGATTTTGAATGTATCAGACCGGCCCTATTTTGACTTCAGGAAAGCCCATTTGCAATATTCCGCCAGCGATCAGGAATGGCGACTCGCTTTCCTGGAGCGATCCCGCGTTCCGCGATAATTTGGGAAACCTTCTGACGTCTGCGAGCTGGACGCTGATTTATTCGATCCGCGGGCCGAAAACGCTCGACGTGACCGCGGTCGCTGACGGCGAGGGATTCAAATCCACTATTTCGATTGCGAATTCCGCGTCACTTGATGCCGGTCAATACTACTGGCAGGCCTATTTAGTCGACGTCCTTCCGACTCCGACTAAGCGGATGACGATAAGCGATGGCCAGCTTCAGGTTTTAGTCGATATGAAGGGCGCCTCCGCTGGCTTTGATGGCCGCTCGCAAACTGAGCTCGACCTCGATGCGGTTCAGACGGCTATGCGCGCTATCATTTCTGGTGGCGCCGTTCAGCAGTATTCAATCGGAAATCGCCATTTGCAAAAAATGACCATGCCTGACCTTATTCAGCTCGAGTCGCGGCTCAAATATAGGCTGGCGAGAGAAAATAAGGCGCGTTCGATCGCCAATGGCCAGGGAAATCCCCATAATATGTATGTGAGGTTCAAATAAATGAAATTTCCAGCATGGCCTTTTGGCAAACGTGCGGCTCCTATTGGCCGCAGAGCTTATAGTGGCGCCGTCTTAAATCGATTGACCTCTGACTGGATTACCATGTCGACGTCTGGCGATGCGGAGATCCGCGGAAGCCTGAAAATGCTCCGCAATCGCACGCGCCAGCTTGAGCGGGATAATGACTATATAAAAAATTATCTCGATGAGATCGAAAATAATGTGATCGGCCCGAATGGAATTTCGTTTCAGTCGCGCGTGAAAATGATCCGCGGGAATGCCTTGAACGATAAGGTCAATTCGGCGATTCAAGACAAGTTCAGCGCATGGGCTGAGAAAAAAAATAATTGTCATGTCGCTGGAAAGCTTTGCTTCAATGACATGGAACTCCTGCTCTCTAGATCAGTGGCACGGGATGGCGAGATCGTTTTTAGAAAAATACAGCAGAAATTTGGCACGTCTAAAATTCCATTTGCTCTGGAGGTCTTAGAAGCCGACCGGCTCGACGATGACTATAATGGCCGCGCCGAGAACGGGAATGAAATCCGGATGGGCGTCGAGCTTGATTCATGGGGCCGTCCGACCGCTTATTATTTTTTCACCTATCATCCCGGCGATTATCCTTTCTCTGGCTCTAATATATCGGTCGGCCAGCGCCGAGTCAGGATTCCGGCTGATGAGATCATCCATCCATTCGTCACGCATAGGGCCTCGCAAACGCGCGGCGTGTCCTGGATTGCGTCGGCCATCATGCGGCTTCGCCATATGCAGGGATATGAGGAGGCTGAGGTCATCGCCGCTCGCGCCAGTGCCGCCATTATGGGTTTTGTCGAAACCGCCGAGGGCGAGGCTGGCGCCGATGACGTTCAGGATAATGACCGCGTGACGGATTTCGAGCCGGGCCTATTCAAATATCTGGCGCCTGGCGAGAAAGTAAATATCCCAAACATGGCGCGTCCAGGCGGCCAATTCGGCCCGTTCATGAAAATGATGCTTAAGGGGACTGCGGCCGGGCTCGGAAGCTCCTATGAATCGATCTCAAAAGATTTCTCTGAGACGAATTATTCATCGGCCAGGCTTTCCCTTTTGGCGGCCCGCGATCATTTCCGTAAAATTCAGAAATGGACGATCCGGAATTTTCATCAGCCCGTTTTTGAGGCATGGCTTGAAATGGCCGTCATGTCGGGCGAGGTCAGTTTGCCTGACTATGAATCGAATCCTGAAAAATATGAATCAGTCAGATGGATGCCGCGCGGCTGGGCCTGGGTTGATCCGCTTAAGGAAGTCAGTGCTTATCGCGATGCGATTCTCGGCGGACTAAAATCGGCGACTCGTATCGTATCCCAGGAGGGCGAGGACATTGAGGATCTATATCAGGAGATCGATTATGAGAGAAAGCTCGCGTCAAAGTATGGTCTAGTTTTTGACACAGATGCAAAAAACGGAATTAAAATCACGACCGTTCCGCCAAAGCCCAGTGCTGCGGAGCAGGTCAAAGGTGATGAAACCGTTTAAGGCTATTGACGCCAGTTTTTTTTAATGTACGATTTTCAAATGCCGCAAAAAAATACCAAAATGGTCCGCCAGATGGACATGAAGGATATGAAGGTCGACGCTGAAAAACGCAGCGTCACTTTCCCTTTCTCCAGCGAGTATCCAGTAGACCAGTGGTTCGGTAAGGAAATCCTGTCTCACGCTCCTGGCGCCTGTGACCTGTCGCGGATGAATGGCGGCGCGAACGCGCTTTTTTGCCATGACGGCGATGATTACGTCGGCGTGGTGGAGAAGGCATGGACTGGCGAGGATAAGCGGAACTATTGCGAGGTCCGTTTTTCTAAGTCCGAATTTCCTGATCAAATATTTAAGGACGTTATCGACGGAATTATCCGCAACGTGTCAACCGGCTATTCTATTGACGAGCTGGTCTTGTCAAAGCGCGGAGAAAATGGCGAGAATAGCGAATACACAGTCACTAAATGGACACCTTTTGAGGTCAGTTTTTTGACGATTCCTGCCGATCCGACCGTGGGCGTGGGCAGAAGCGAGAAAGTTGAATCGCTAGTTACAAGGGCTTTGGAAGTTTTCGAAAGTAAAAATAAACCAGCTGGGCATGTCCCGGCATTAAGAGGGGACATAGGCATGGACGACGTAGAAAAAAAGCGTTTGGAAGCTGAGGCTCAAGCTGAAAAATTAAAGGGCGAACGTGATTTGGCCGTTAAGGCTGAGCGCGAGCGGACGAAAGGCATCACTGCATTATGCGAGAAGCATGGCATGAGCGACCTTTGCCGCGAGCTTCTGGATAACGGACGCTCAATCGAGGAGGCCCGCGCGGCAGTTCTCGAAAAAATCGGTGCTAAGCAAAAGCCCGTCACTGGAAACGAAGCCGAAATCGGCCTGACCGATAAGGAAGTTCGCCAGTTCTCGTATTTGAATTTGATCCGCGCGCAAATGGATCCAAACGATCGCCGCACGCAGGAGGCTGCGAGCTTTGAGCGTGAGGTTTCCATGGCCGCTCAAAAGCAAACGGGAAAGGCCGCTCGCGGCTTTTTGATTCCGTTTGACGTTTTGCGCCAGCCGCTGACCACTGACGGCAAAACCGCTCGTCGGGATTTATCTGTCGGCACCTCGACTGCTGGCGGAGATTTGGTAGCGACTAACCTTCTCGCCGCATCGTTCATTGAACTTTTGCGCAATCGCTCAGTGGTTCAAGCTGCTGGCGCTCAAATGCTGACCGGCCTTGTCGGTAATATCGCGATTCCGCGAATGACCGGCGCCGCGACCGCATACTGGGTTGATGAGGCGGTTGATACGACCGAAAGCGACGAAGCTTTTGATCAAGTGACTGCGAGCCCGAAATCTGTCGGCGCGATGAACCAATACAGCCGAAAGCTGATGCTGCAAAGCTCGCTCGACGTTGAGGCTTTGGTTCGCAATGATATCGGCATGGTCATTGGATTAGAGCTCGACCGCGTGGCTCTCTATGGATCTGGCTCGGCCAGCCAGCCGCTAGGCCTTAAGGGGACCAGCGGAATCAATACCAGCGATTTCGCAGCTGACATTCCGACATGGGCCGAGATCGTCGGGCTTGAGTCGATAGTGAACGCCGCAAACGCTGATATCGGCGCCATGAAATATCTGATGGGCGCGTCCAGC